AATGCCTTTCTTTTATCTGGTAAATCATAATTAGATAAGTCATAACCAAAGCGCTCTGCTATCTTCTCTGCAGCTCCTACATGTGTAATTCCATCTGATTCATACTCTTTAGGTTCAACCATGAAATTAGCCCAGTAAGGATGCCGGCCAAGAACAAAGGTAGGCTCTATTAAATACTCATAATAAGGCCTGACATTTTCTACAACCCAAAGGCCTTTGAAGTAATGCTTAAGCAATAGAATCTCCTCATAGAGCTTCATGTCTGGATACACAGGTTTAGCTCCCATAACTCCAACGCTCAGGTGTTTGCGCATTTGACTATGTGTTGGACATGGTGGACTAGACCAGATGAAATCAAACTCCTCAAAATGCTCTAACAGGTATTCATGAGCATCTGCCACAATTACTGTGTCATTAGGGAATAGATCCGCATAGACTGCAGCTACACGAGGATCAAACTCGACTGCTGTGATCTGATGTTCATCGCCCCATAACTTACGATTGCCGCCTATACCGGCATACAGGTTTAGTATTTTCAATCTTTGCCCCATCCTTTGCCCTTAAAGTGAATCGGATTAGCTGTCATTACTTTGTTCATTGGTTCATTACAATACTGACATAGAACTACTGGTCGATTGTGCCATCCATGAGTGATCTCTTGATTGAGATTGCATCGTTTGCATTTGTAATCGTAGGCTGGCAAGTTAAGCACTTCCTTATCATGTATGACCCACATCCAGAGCAACGGTCTATGTCTGCCTCTGTAGGTTCTTTGTCTAAGTGACCGTATTTAAGTATGAGTAGTGGCAATAGATCAGCTAATCGGATGATGGCGCAATACTCAGCAGCATCTTCTCCTTGTCCGTTAAGCCGTAAAACCCCGAACCCCAATTCCCCAGATTTGTCAGTTCGAGCTTTTAATTGTCGTAAATAACTGAGAGGCTGAAAGCCCGTTCTAGATTTGACCTCACAGTCAAAAGGAACTCCGACAATGTCCTTGCCACTACCCCTTCCCACATTGGCGCTAGGCCAGACAGTCGATAGGTACTGACTGACTACACGCTCAGTGCGGAAACCTCGTGCCCTTCTGTGGTTAGCCATTTACCGCATGACACTTGCGACATTGCCACGCACCAACTACAGGCTTTTCTTCCCTGATCACAATGTTGGCAACGATGTCTCTAGCTTCTGTTGGCTCATTACATAATTGACAGTTAATAATTTCTATGAATGGGATGTCATCAAAGTTTACCCATCCACCTAGTCCATCTGCATTATGAATCTCAATGTAACCCATTATGCTCTCACCTTCTGTGGTTCCCATGTGCCTGAACTTGAGAGCTGATACCAGAGTGTTGGACACTTAGGCTCTGATCCCTGTACTCCAATGTGTCGGCAGAAATAACCACCCCAAGCCCGGCCATTCTTCACGCCATCCTTAAACTCACGATCCCCATGTTTGCAACTCGGCACTACTTTCTCTGTGCCCAGAATCTCTGCAACTGTGTTTACAGCTTGATCGATGGTTACGGGTGCAGGCACTTCCTTGATGAGTTCATCCTGCTCACCGAATGGTGTAGTCCAGTAATCCTTCTCAACCTTAGGCTTTATGGATTTCACAGCATTGACTTGAGCCATTTCTTCTGCACTTGCTCGCTTACCTTTAGCTGATAAACCTAGATTTGCTAATGCCCTGCCTATGCTACTTGTCTCGGCATTGTTAATCCAGAATTGAGCATCGACTCCACGATCCTTACGAAATCCATCTGCATAGCCTGTGGAATCTGGCATCGTGCGAACTGAGTCTTTGTAAATGTAAGCCTTAAACACACAATGACCTTTTTCTATGTCAATCAATTCCATTTCTGTGACAATCCTGCCATCTTTGTATTCTGCATAGAATTGATGAATCCTGCTATCGACTGTCTCGTAGTCCGCTAGATTAAACATAAAGCCCATTCTCCTCTGTTGCTAGTTGTCCACCGAGTGCGCCGTAGCTGCATAGATCGACCCAGTTATCAAGGTGCTGGGCTGATTGATTAGTTCTTGCAAGTTTAACAAGTACCATGATCCCTGCCACCTGATAGTCATGTATTGGCATTTGTAGGTATGCACTAAGGAGCATTGCGGTGTGTTGGAGATTGTCTGCCGGGTGACCGTATGAAAGGCCACGATCAGAGATTGTGTCTGTGGCGTTGAGTAAAATGTCACGAGCTATCATTCTTGCCAAAATTCTTGTCTGTTGACAGCTCGACCTCTGTGATAACCCTCGCGCTTGCCTCGCTCATAGCCTGATTCCCAGACATGTGCATAAATAATCCATAATGCTAGCGGTATAAGAATCACCACTATGCCTACAACTTGATTGTCAGTCATTGTTACTCCTATCGCACCAGCGCCCTCGGCTGGTGACAGGCTTAGTGTTGCACAGCCGTCAGACTATTTGTGTTTTATTTGATAACGAAACGATAACGATTCTGCCTCATCAACGGCATCATCAATCGTGCGCCTGACGGGAAAGATGTCTCTAACGAGGTCGTCCATAGACCTTGCCATTAACTATAAATGTGCCATTCTTTTCAATGTAGATTAGATCAACTTGGACATTCTTGCCCTTGATGTACATGATGGCAAAAGCCTGTTGCCAATTAGCCGTTCCCTTGGTGTATGCGGCCTGTTTAAAGTCCATTAGGTTCCCTACCTCAACACCATGCAGAACACGCCCCAAACGGCCTCCTATGGCTTCTGAAAAGGATGTTCGGCCTGCCCTGTGGGTATGGCCAGAGATGATGTTAGTGCCTGTACGCCTAGCAGCTTCCATCGCGCTTAGACCGCCCTGTGACTTGATAGGGGTATGGTCGCCATGAACTGCCACCCAGTTAGGTGCTAACACCATAGGCTTTTTGTGAAAGGTAATCCCAAGCTCATCAAACTTCATAAACTTCTCAAAGCGAAGCTCTGGCAAGGATAGGAAAGATGGGATCTTCTTCATAATGATGTTGTAAATTCGATCCGTATGATTCGATCTTATGCAATCAGTCACGCCCATCTCCCAGAGAAGCTCGACACAGCGATCACGATCATCGCCTAGAGTCTGCTCATAGGCTAAAGGTGTGCCATCTGACCACTTGCTTATTGTCTGGAAATCTATTTCATCGCCGATCGTTACTGTTTGATCTGGTTTGAAAGTTGCTAAAAATTTAGAGATGTTGCGTGTTACATGGACATCTTCAAAAGGGACTTGAAGATCACTCAAAATAACTATTCGCTTAATCGTCATCCTCATCTTCGTAATCGCCGAACCTTTCTGGATCGACTGGAGATGGCAAGATCCACGCAGGATAAGCTGTAGGCTCGATGATGATTGCTAATGCTAAATCAACATCCATGCCTGCTCTACGCAATGCTCGATACATCTCTTGCAGGCTAATAGCCCAAGCATCAAGAGCTGTGTAAGTGTCTAGGTCTATAACCTTTTTTCTTGCCATAGGATAATTGTCACTTCTCTAAGATACGAAGGATAGTTTCGACACGCGCTTCCAGTAAGTTAATCTGATCGCGCATTGATGAGCCACTATTTGGCTTTAGCTCTTGAAGGTAGTGCTTTACTAGCCAACGCACCGAGCCAATAAATGAACCAATAACGGTCGTGGCAGCAACAGCAAGAACCGCCATGTCCTGCGCAATCATTATCGTTTAGGTGAGGCATAACCAAACACGCCTGAAAGTATTGACCACAGGATTGCTCTGTAATCTGCATCGAAATTAGTTGCTGACCAAGCTGCTAGAAATGCTCCTGCTGCAAGGATTGCTGGATTCTTTAGATTCATAGTTTTCCGCCTAACATAGGTATTTGATAAAATTCACCCAGTAAGTCAGCTTCTTTCTTAAAGCTAAAATGCACATGGTGAACATGTTTGTTAGCCCCTGTGTACTTGCGCCACTTCCACCTAAGAATAGGGGAGCAGATTGACCCGTTAAAAATAATGTAAGCGACACGCTTTTCAGATCCCTTTTTACAGGCTGCACGAATTTGATCAACAAGGTCGGGCATGAGGTCGGGCTTGGCCTTTCCGGATAAGTCACGATCGATGTCAATGGCGCGTACCCAGCCTTGCTCATCTGGATTATGATCAGACTTACGAGCACCATGTCTGGTATCACCGATCCAACCATCCGATGTGCGGTCACGATCTGGGTAGGCATCATCGAACTGCTCACGAAGCTGAATTGCAGCTTTAGATAATCTTGGCTGCTTCATCTTTTTCTGGATTTAGATAGCGTTGATAGTCTGAGTTACTAGGATCTGCTGGAATCCATAAAACTGCTCCATCGTCAGTTGTGCCAGTAATGCAATCATTGCCTAAGCCGTCTTTTACAATTTCATATTTCATATTATAACTCCGCACTTGCAAATAGGATTTGAGAAGATCCAGCACTTACTAGGATAGAAGTACCATTACCAACAACTAAACCAGATGCAACCGTTGTGACAATGTATAAAGATGTCAGGCTATGGGTTGTTCCAGACATTGCGGTGCAGGCGAGTTGCCCGCCAGTAGAGTTGTAAACAATAACTCCGCCAGGTGTTGTATATGTGACAGTCGGTGTAGTTCTCATTTGAACAGGCAAAGGCAAATAAATAACACTTTGAGTAGTGCTGAAGTTCCAGCCATTTCCTCCAGCGCTTGTTCCGCTTAATTGATTAAGCGCGTATCCGTAACGCTGGCAAGCGGCTAATTCTCCTTGGATTGTTCCAGTTGCAGTTTGAAACGCGGTGGCAGTTGATCCTGCTTCTAGTTGTACACCCCAGAAATCAAAAGTGTTTGACTGAATACCTAGCGACCCAGTTTCTGCATTTGAATCAGACCCAGCGGAAACCCAGAGTCTTATTTGAGTTGATGAAGTATTAGGGGTAGTGCCGATAGTTTTACCAGATAAGTTGGGCATTGTTATTGTTGTTGAATATCTTACCCAATTTGTGTTTAGAGTAATTTGACCACCATAATTTTTAACAGCACTTGAAGGTGAGCCGCCTGAGCCAAAAACTTGGTCTAAAGAAACAGCAACTTTTGGAGTTCCCGATGCGGCTTTAGCGTAGAAAGATAGCGTTACTGTTTTGTCAGCAAGAGTGCGAACGTTTTCAACAGATTGATTTAAAATAGTATAAACAGAAGCACCACTTTGTCCTGTTGTTACTATGCGAGCAAAATTCTGGCCTTCATATCCAGCAACAGGCGCAGAACCAGGTGTGAAAGTCTGCGCTGAATATGTTGCGCCACCACTTGCAAACATTTGCCATCTATCAAAACCATAAGCGGCATCTGTTGTGCTTGATGTGAAACTTCTTTGATTTACAAAAAAGTCACCATTGATAATACGATTCTTGCCAGCATAGAAGTTAGTAGTCTGGCCAATGAGGTTGATCGTGCCATTGGTGTCGTTAATGTCCGATGCCGAAAAGACATCACCATTAGCGTAAGTGGTTTTGGCTGGTAATCCTACTGCCATGATTGTTTCTCCATAGTCCTATTCTAGTACATCACATCGAGTAATGGCTCTTGCGTGGTCAAAACTGTAACCCAAGTGTTAGGGGTAATGCTGTGGCTAATCCCCTGACATTGCAACTTCTTTACAATGGTAGTTCCTGACACATTGACATTTGTAATCTCCATTGTGTCAAAGTAATCAAGATCCAAAGCTGCAACGATTCCTGCCCCATAGCCCAGAGTTACAAGATCCAGAGTAATTGACTCAATGCGGATAGTAGTGTCTTTACGGGTTGTGACATAGGCAGTTGCTAGCGCTAGGGCATTGGCATCTGTCTGCATGAGCATCTGGTCTGCTGTTACCGAGTGCAAGAAGTATTGCGCCACAGAAGTAGCATCTGAGAAAGTCTGAGCTGTACCGCCTATGCGTGTGACTGTGGCTTGATTGACAATCGTCTTGTCATCATGGGCAAAGACAATGCCTGCGTAATTGATGTCTGTTGATCCGACAGCATTGGAAAATTCAATAGGTGTGGCAGCCTGAGCATCATAGACAAACTGGCGATTCTTAAATACAGCGTTGCCTGCCTTGTCCACATAGAAAGCGCCTTGCTCTGTAAATTCGGCTGTCTGGATGGCTGTAAGGCCCGTACGCACCGTTGCAGGGTCTGCCACGCATGTTGTGTTACCTGTCTGGATTGATCTCTGGCTAGAAGGCCAGCCAATAGTGTTAAGGATCTTGTCAATTCGTGTGCCTGTATCTTGGCCAGCAGCTTCGCCTGTCACAGTAGTTACATTGGAGTTGAACAGTAGCTTAAATCCATCTGAACAAATGAGATCAACATAGCCGATTTCCTGGTCTTTAGGATAAGTGTAAAGATACTCAGTAATGTAACCCTTGAAGATTGGATAGTTTGTAGATGAGTAATTGGCTGAAATTTGAATAGAGCGTAAAGGCACAAGATTAGGATAATAAGGGCTTGAAGTATTCTGTGGGTTCCAGTCACCATTTTCATCAATGATGCGAACTGTGGCTGTGCCTGAAAGATACTTATCCTGGAATAGGTTGCGCTCTTTGCGAGTATCTATCTTAGAGACTTGATTAGATACATCGACAATGACAGTGGAGCCTGAAGCAAACTCAGCAAAGCCTAGACGGGATGAACCCAAGACAAAAGCTTCACCAAAGGAAGCTCCACCAGTTAGGTTAATCTTTACAATAGGGGTTGCTGGTAGTGCCATTAGTACGCCGTACTGTAATTAACTGGAGTACCAGAAGCCTGCTGTGCGTAAAGTCCCTGAGTAATGGCTGCAACTAGGTCGCGCTCTGTTGTGACTGAGCCATTCACATTGACAGTAACCGATGGAGTTTCAAAGCTAGTGCGAGAGTAGCCTGGCACATTAGCCATTGCCAAGCGATCCTGTAAGGCTCTTATGTCTGGCATGGCCAAATCTAGCTTCTCCCGGATAACTTCTCTTTGTACTTCAATCGGAGTATTTGGCCCCATAGTCATCTGTTGTAATTGCTGAACCTGTGGTTTGATGCTGTCTAGCATTGATCTAATAGTTGCTCGGAGTGCCTCAATAAGGGTTGCAAAGGCGTTCTCAGCCTCATTAGCCTTCTTAATCATTCCTGCTAGAGCAGAGTTTTGATCCTGAATAGCAATCAAGGATAGAAGGCGCATCTTTGTCTCGCCCTCGGTTGATTGGTTTAGAGCTGCATAAAGGCCAATGCGATCTACATCAAACTTCTTCTCAAGCTCTGCAAGGGCTAACTGATCGCCTGTAAGGACAATCTTGCGAGTAGTTGCATCATTGTCGATCTTCTTTAATTTGTTGCTTGTCTTAGTCAAAGCAATAGCAGCGCGTTCTTCCTTGAGCTGTGGCGCTCTAGCCATGTGTTCATTAGGGTTACGAACAGAGGCAACCTTTCCGGCCTCGCGTAGCATCTCAATGTATGAGCCTAGAATAGGAATCATGCCTACATTTAGATCACCAATAATAGGAATGTCATTAAGTTTGCCACCAAGGGTTCCCACGCCACGAATAACATCTGCAATGTAGGTTGCAGTAAGTTTCATGTTATTGGCTAAATCAGCAGCAGAAGTATTCTCGCCTAGTTCAGTAAGTGCATCAATAAGGCCAGTACCGATGATCTCAGAGGCATTAGCTGCGCCTACTGAAAGTATGGCTAACTGGCCTGAGAAAGTCTGTGCAGCAGCAGTTGCAGATCCAGAAAATGTTTCTGCTAATTGGTTTGTGATCTCTTCAAAGGATTTAGTCTTTAGATCAGCCTTTGTAAGTCCTACGCCTAAGCGAGTAAGTGCTGTGTTAGTCCCTAGGTAGGCTCGGCTGAGTGCTGTAGCAACTGCGCCCACATCTTTGCCAGTTGAGGCTGCAATGTCTAAGGAAAGGTTTAGAAGTCTTTGGCTTTCAGCAGATGACTTTGTGGCTACCGCTAGTTTTTGATAGGCAGGGCGCAGCAGATCATCAAGGACACCGAACTCAGTCTCAAGCCTAGAGATGTATTCTTCTGTACTTGCAGCATCGCGCTGCAGTCCAACATTCTTCAATGCTAGTGCTAACTGTGTCTGTGCCTTCTGGTCATCGGCTGCAGCTCTAACAGATGCCTTTGCGTAGTTGATAACTGCGGCAGTACCAAAAGCCAACCCAACATTTCTAGCAAGATTCTTGACACCCTTGCTTAGTTTGTCGGTTGCAGTTTCTGCCTGCTTAAATGCTTTTTTGCCAGTGAATTCAGTGGCTATGTCAATTCTTACATCGGCGGCCATTATTTCACCTTCAATGTGTAGTTTTCAAATTTTACTTTAGAAGATTCAATAGCCTTAATCACTGCGGCAGTAGTTTTGCCACCATCTTCTGCCCATGCTCTAAAGATTGCGCGACCCCTCATCTTACGGGAAGCACGACCTGCCTGTCCTTGCTCGCGTTTATAGGCATCAACAATTCTTCCTGTGTTATTTAATGCATCAATAAACTGTTGACCTGCATTTGGGTTATTGCTTTTAGATTGATCTTTAGTTCCTGACCTAATGTTCTTTCCATAATTTGGGTGGCCCGGCAATAAAACTTTATAGGTTGGAGCCTGTGATCTTCCTTGAGGGTTTTTTCGCCCAGCAGTCTCATACAAAGCACCAGCAGCTGATGAATTTGTAATACGAGCTAAAGAACGAAAGCCTGATTTGTTTGGCTTAGATGGTGTAGTTCTAAAACTAATACCACGCTTAGCCTCAGATGATGACCATTGGAGTCTTTCCCATGTTCCCTTGCTTGGCATACCCCATCCAGATAGCGGAGCGTTTGAAGGAATAAATCCTTTAGCCTTAGAAGTGATTGGTTTTAATAATGCAGCAAGTTCTTTTTGGGTTTCTTTAGCCAAGTCTGGAGCAAATTCTCTTAAAGCCTTACGGAGTTCAACGGCGCCTTTTAATTGCGTTGGCATCTCTGATCTCCTTTGCTTCATCTTCCAGAACTTTAATTAAGTTCCTTAGCATTACTTCATCAAGCTCTAATAATTGTTGTGGCGCGATCCCGAGTCTGACACTTAATTTAGCAATCAGATAGGTGATCGAGTCGCGCCCTAAGCCAAAGGGTCGTCTTCCAATACCTCAACCGAAGTTAAGGTTTCGATGAACTGTTCCCCAAATGGCTTAACGGTCTCACCAGACCGTCTTACACATTCCCAAGCAAGCCAATAGATAGAAGTCTGAGATTGATCTTCAATCAGAGATTTATGAAATCCCTTCTTAGCCCAGATCTCAAACCCGTACTGCACCAATGGAGTTATGGTGTATTCACCAACGGATCCATCTGTTCTTGTTACCTTTAGCTTTGCCATCGTTTGCCCCTTTGTTAGTTGTTTAGAATGTACCTGTTGTTGCTACTGCAACTGTTGAGTTACATGTGAATGTAATGCTCTGTGTGCCAATGTCTCCAACAGCGCCGTTAATGTCTGTTGTGTTATTGACTAGGATTGAAACAGTGTATAGAGGGTTAGTAGCAGATACTGCTGTTCCCTTTGTCTGTAAAAATACTGCTGTGACAGTAGTTCCCCATGCAGCCTGTAGTGTTGCCAATACATTTGCTGTTGCTGTGTCATTTAGGAAGTCAATTGTTACTGTTGATGACTCTAAACCCTTTACAAACTTATGTGATGAGTCACCCATCGCAGTTACTTCTAGTTCATCAAATACGCGGTTGATTGTTACTGCTGTTACATGGTCAGATAGATCGACAGAGTTGATCTTCACGCCCACATTGTTATTTAGAAATACAGCCATGAGATTATTCCTCGTCTTTCTTAGTAGTTGCTGGCTTTGGTGATGCTGGTGCTACCTGCCCGATTTTGATCAGGAAGGCTTCGTTTTCTTTTTCCCACTCGGACATTTTAACTCCAACTCGTAAGGATTGATACGGACATCTCGCAACTGAGCAGATCGCCTGATGCAGCGTTGAGAATACTAGGTGCGCTAATTGCGCTTACATTATAGGTCAAAGATGATGCAGCAAGCTTTGCAAACACGCCACAGACTGCATCTTCTATTCCGTTGAGATTGCCTTCGTTGTCGAAAAGCGGCACAGTAATAATAATCTTAAAGTTAGCCATAGGGCTTATAGTGATGTGCTGATTATTGCTAGGTGTTAAATAAGGATCATCTGGAGACACGATCACAGAGTTAGCCAAGACAGTTGCCGGTGGAAAGGCAAAGGTTTGCCATTTAGCGTTATCGACTAATGCTGTGGCTAATGTTGTGCGAAGGGTAGTGACTGCAACTGGCATTATCCCACCATCGAGCGAGGGTCTAGTGCGTGTGCGATCAATCCTCTGACCTTAGCGAGTAGCTGTGCGCTCATTCGGTAAGGTGAGGGCTGGAAGTCAATGGCATTTGAGCCACTCAAAGTGGCGGTGCGTGCTTGCCAGATTTCAACAGCGATCATCAAAGCTGCGTTTTGTACTGCTGTATCAGTTGTCCAGTCTGTGTAGGTTTCGCCTGTTACTGTGCCAAAAGGTTCAATAGGATGTTTTGGCTGTACTACTGTGTGAGTTGTAGTAACAGAAATTGAATAAGTATCTACTGCTGTGATTGTCTTTGATCCATTGTACTTAGTGCCTGAGTTGGCAATAGTTACAGTCTGGCCTACATAAAAAATGTCTCTTACTGGAATGTCAAAGTATAAAGTTCCTGTGCCCACAACATTACTGTGTGCAACTGTGAACCATTTTGGAGCCCATAACATAGGAAGTAGGACTGCATCTGAGGCATCACAGACTTCTTGCAAAACTGCATCTGTGTACAAAGTACCGACTCCGAGCGTTGTGCGGAGTTCTGAAATTGTTGTCAATGCCATTTGCAATCCTTTCTAAAGACTCTAGGGAGTCAGAGGGCTACTGACCCCCTAGAGCGACTTAGTGTGGCTTACGCCTTGTTGTTCTTGAATGCGCCAGCTGCAACCTTAGTTGCGATTGCACCGAATCCGTAGTAACCAATAGTTACTGATCCGTTAGCTGTTGATTCTGCACGCAAGCGGTATGTTGGTGACTCGTACCATGTGTATGCATCTGGGTTAACGATAAGGATTGTTCCATCGCCATCGCCACCGTTTGTTGGATCAACATAGAGGTTAAGTCCTGCAACATTACCTGTCAATGATGTTGGTGCTACTTGACCACCAGCGTTCATTGGTTGTGATGCTGTGTAGATTGGGCGACCTGCATCGTTTAGAGACATGATGTTTGACCATTGTCCTGTAGATACAATCATGTTGCGAGCAAATGGATTTGGAAGTCCTGCGGTTGCTCCATAAACAGAAGCTGAACCACGAGCAACAATTCCTAGAAGTTCTGCTGCTGTTGGGTATGTTGCTACGGTTGTTGCATCTGTTGTTGCACCTGAAATAAGTGCTGCGTTTACTGCTGCGTTTGTTGCCTTGGCGTATGCAGCGGCCATGTTGCGAACTAGCTCATCAAAGAACGCTGGAGAAGTACGATCTAGC